GTGCCGTTGTAATAACTTCTTTAGCGTTCCATCATCGGAATCACTGCCGGTGTACTCGCCACGCTCTGCCCGTGGCTTACGCTTTGGAGTAGCGTCCAGCTCATCAAACCATTCATCACCCAAAGTAGTACCTCATTATCTCCGGCAGGTCTGCTCGGACAATGTCTAGCAAGAATGACCATCGTGCATCAAGTTTGCTTTTTACGCAAGCCTGCTCAACCTCTAAGAAAAAGGTATCAAGGCAACCGGTGTATCGTCCGGAAGCATGGCGTATCATCGGGCTTGCGTGTCCCAGCTCGCCAGCCTTGGCGGATGCCAGCAGGGCATCAAGCCTACCATCGCCCAGCGTCTCAACCAACAAGGATTGTTTGTAGGTTGGCTTCATGCCGCCACCCTTCAGCATCAGCACAGGCTTAGGCTCATCGGGATTCTTCCAGTTGATCGTTCCCGCTACGCGCAGTATGCGGTCAACGTTAGCAACGTTATCGGTGCCGGGTAGTATCTTGTCTGCAAAGTCACGGATGCGGTTCTCTAGCGTGGTTCGGTCCTTGGTAGACGTGCAAAGTTTAGGTCTGGACAGCATTTTGTATCCGTGCCAACCGTTACCGCTTGATACGACCAAGTCGCAGGTGTCAAGTAATAGTTGACTACTGGCACCCGGTACCTTGGAATCTAGATCTATCCAGACTGTCCCGACCTGCTCAATGGATTCCTTGCCGAGCTTACGCCCCGGACCTTCAGGCGCAGCACGTGGACACACTCCAACGTAAACATCGTAACCACGCATGGCGAGGGAAATGATGTGCTGGCTAAGTGCTTGCCCTTCCTCGCCCTTTAGGCAATGTGGCAAACGGTAAGTGGTTCGGTTAGCGTGGGGCTTGTGCTTGGATAGCGGACGGATTTCGATGAAGCCGTCTTGATAGGGCTTGAAAAGATGCCGTAAAAAGGCGATAGCCTGAACGGCATCAGTGGCTGGTATTGCCATGATGTAACCTGTTGTCCTTCGAGATACCTGCATCTGGAAACCCTCCGGGGATCAGCCGGAGGGTGGACTAGGTCCATAACCAGAAGGACAGGTTCACGTACATTATACATCAAAAGCAAAACCAACATGATCGGCTATTGCCTTGGCGGCATCGTGCCAAGAGTAGGCAACAACAAAGGTGTAGCCGTGCGGCTGCAATGCATCACGGAAGGAAACCTGCCCCGGTGTAAGCCGACCTTTACCGGCCTTCATTTCAACGTACAGCCCCGGCGCTGGGCAAGGTAAAAAGATATCCCAAACCCCAGCAAGAACGCCCATTGCTTTGAACTTAGCAGCTGTCCTGATGTCTCGATGCCCGCCGTTAGGGCAATGGTAAATGGTTGACAGTTCCGGATGCTTGGTAGCCATCAGGCGCACCCAAGTAATCAAGGCAATCTGTTCGCGGTCTTCAAGATGTTTCATAGATGGTCTTCAGTTCAGCAAGTGCTTTGTAGATGCGTTCTTTGACCACTGATGGCGGTATACGATATCGACTGGCTACCATGTGAATGCTTTGAGGTACACGCCCATCAAGCCCAAGGTGTAGGGCTATCATCTGCCGGGTCTCACTATCAAGTGCGCCTAACGCTGTCATCAGGGTACCGTCTTCAGCCTCAGAAAAATACTCATCCTCGGCAGAGGCTGTAGATCCAAATATTGCAGTATCACCAAGCACGAGTTGAGAACCCTGTACCGGGGTCTCAATGGATAGTGGTTCGATGCCTGATGCCGTGCGGCATATCTCGATGGTTTCAATGGTCATACCGCTACGTTCTGATAACTCTTCATCGGTCGGTGGTCTACGCAGCTCCATTTCCAAGATGACGTAGAACCGTTTGAGTTTGTGCCACTTCACCAAGGCGTGTTCGGCTATCCGTATGGTTCTGTATTGGTTAGATTGATAGCGTCGTAGTTTCTGATAAAGCCAAGGGTGGGCATAGGTTGAGAAACGTAAACCACGCTCAGGTTCCCACTTTTCAATAGCGCGAATCAAGCCCTCAACGCAATACTGGCAAGCATCGGTGAAGTGTTCTTTGTGCTTGATAACCTTACAGACTTCACGCACAAAAGCAAAGTTATGGCGGATCATAGCGTCAAAGCAATCATCTTTATATATGCCGTTAGCCCAACCGTAGTGAAGTAAAACCATCTCGTCGTGAGACAACAAACGCTCCGGTGCCTTATGTAAAGCCCGGAGCGTCTGCCGAATAGTACTTGGTCTGGGTGTCAACGAACCCCCTGCGCTTTGAGTATGGCAGGCTTGGTTTCCCACTCGTATCGTAAAGCGTCCTTAGCTGCAGCAATCATGCCAAGCAAAAGCAGGACACTTACCGCACAAATAACACCTGCCCTAATCGAATCCCTAATAGCCCGGTTACGGCTAAGGTATGCATCGCGCATAGCCTCCAGCGCGTAGTGCCGCTCCCTGAGCTTCTGGGCTTGCGCTTGCTGGTCTTGCCACTCTGCCATCCGGCAAGCCATACAAATCGAATCGTTATCCATCACATCATGCGCACAGTCGTTGCATCGTTGCATCGTCTTTTCTCCCTAACCTTAGTTGTCAAACGTCTCTGTTTCAATGGTCGGCTTGATCCGACTCTTACGGCGAATAGTCAAGAGCCTTGCCAAGTCTTCTTCCGCCATGTCCATGGCTTCAGCGAGCTTGGTGAGGTTGCTTGCCTGTGGTGTCTTTTTACCAGCCATCCAATCGGATACTTGCGGCTGGGTTGCACCGATGCGTCTTGCCAACTCCTGCTGGCTTAGTCCTCTAATCATGCAATCTATATACCATATGTATATACTTACCCGTCAAGTGTTTGACAATATATATCTTCGGTGTATAATAGTGATGTACCAAGCGGTACGGGAGATAAGAACAATGCTTCAACAAGCAGTAGAGATGGTCAAGCAAGCGGTGGCAGACGGAAAATTTCTTCGAGTTAAAATCGGTTCTGCGATACACGATATTAACTTAGTTGATGCCATCACTTTTATTGAAGGTAAATCGGTGTGGTTCATTAAGAGAATCACTATCAGTGATAACGCTGTTACGTTTTTGGACGGATCACTTGGTATCCTTATGGAAGACCCAGACGATTACAACGCTGATGCATCCAACCACGTAACGGGAGTATAGCGATGACAAAGCGAGACGCATACAACATCCTCACGCTGGCCCTTGCAAAAGGGCTGACGTTTGAGGGTGGCACCTATAAGGGTAACTTCCCTGTTGTGTATCGACAAGATCCATACTGGGTACACACCATCAACCGTGGTGCAGGATTCAACATCGAATACAAATATCAACGACAGTTTTCATGGCTTGGCTCACCTGACGAGCTGCGGGAGATAAAGAATGACTAGTAGCGAAAACATAGGGGCTATTGCCCCTTCCCTCATAAAGGCACAAAGCCGTATGCAGGGCATCAGTAAGGAAGGTACTAACCCTGCCTTCCGTTCCAAGTACGTCACCCTTGACAGTATCCTTGATGCTCTGCGCCCTATCCTTACGGCTAACGATTTGATGCTTACCCAAGGCACCACAGACACCACGGTCACAGATGGCAAGGTTGTAGCGATTACTGTAGAGAGTCGCATCATTCACGCCTCCGGCGAGTGGATCAGCACCACGGCAACCATCCCGGTAACCAAACCGGACGCTCACGGCTTAGGCTCTGCGCTGACTTATGGCCGCCGGTATTCGGTCTCCGCCCTGCTGGCAATAAGTGCCGATGAGGATGATGATGCAAACGGAGCGGTAGCGCCCCGTGATGACTACCGTAGAGGCCCACAGGGCAACATTGTTATTGATACGCCAATCAAGGCAGCAAGACCACTGGGAGGAAATAGATAATGGCTTTTGACATCATAGATGGTGAGCTATGGGACGAGGAAACCGGCGAGTATGCCGGGCCCGCTTCTGGCTGGATAACAGGCGAGGAATCACCAGAAGACCTTGCCCTGCTGGTCATGCGGAAGCGGATGGACATAGAGGCAGCCATTGATGCCGAGACGGCTAAGATGCACGCTATCTTGGCTAACTGTACAAACATCATCGGCAAGCAGACAGCACGGCTTGAATGGTTGCAACATCAGTACGATGCCCAGCTGCAAGACTACGCTATGAGCCAGTTACCACGCAAGGCTGATGGATCACTGAAAGCCAAGACGTGGACGTGCCCTTACGGTACGGTTGCCTTTCGTACACTACTCCCAAAGGTTGCTGTAGTGGATGATGATGTTGCTTTGGCATGGGTTCGCAAGAACTGTCCTGCAGCCATCAAGATCAAAGAATCCATCTTGGTGAGTCAACTACCTGAGCCAATCAAGAGCGCCATGCTTGAGCATCCAGAGGATGCTAAGAAGGCTGGGTTTGTGGTTCACCCTGAAGCGCAAGCAGTCACCATCAAAACAGTTTGACAATCTATACCCGCATGGTGTATATACTGTGTGGGTATAACTACCCAAGGGAGATAAATAATGGGAGCAAAGCATATCACTGCTCAGGAAAAAGAGCTTTTTCAAGTGTTAGTAAACACTGGTTTGTCTATGCAAAAGGTTGCAAGTCTCACAGGTCGTGACGCAGGAACCGTCAGTAATCATGTGACCTCAACTGTAAGTAATCATCTGACATCATCTGATACTAAACCGGTTGAAAATATCCATTTGACACAAGATGAAATGTTTTTAATTTTAGATTTACACGCACAAGGAATGACTTGTACTCAAATTGGGAAAAAGGTTGATAAAGCACATGGCACGGTTTACAAAGTCATAAATCAACTTTACCCAAAGCATAAAAAAGCCTATGAAAAATGGCTTGAGTTGCAAAAAGAAAAAGATGCACCAGCTCTTGTGATGGAAGTACAGCCGGTTGAAGAAAAAGCAGTACCGGCAGCGTTACTTGCTATCCGTGCGGCTCGTGCTGCTGGTAGGACATTACATCAAGAGCCGGTGGAAGTACACACAACCAAAAGTGAACCATGTGATTGCGACTTTGCAGATTCAAAGAGGTATCAGTTAATGGCAGATCAACTTAGAACCAACCGAGAATGTATTACTAAAAATGAGGCAATAATCAAAAGTCAAATTCTATTGATTGCCGAATGTCAAGAAACTATAACTTTACTCAAAGAGCACATTCAGTTGCTCAAATCACTGCGGTAAACTGTAGGCACCCGCAAGGGAAACCAAAAACGACAACTGATGCCGGAACTGATGAGGAAAGACCCGATCTAAACAATCGGGTCTTTTTTCGTCAACTTGTAAGGATTTCTTACAAGTTCAACTCTTTCCATTATGGAAACAGTTCAAGTGGTTAGTTCCATTTTGGAACCTACCAATCGATGGATACAAAACCACCGTTGCTGCCAAGCTCGCGCCATGCTCTAGCCTTGCGATAGACACCGTCACCCTCGCGTTCTGGCTTATCTTCGTCTTCCATTTCTGGGGACGTGTTACCCTCTACGGTTTTGACACCCCATGGAAAAACACCGGTCACGATTCCGATATGAGCCAGCCGGTTCAAAGGTGCAAACCAAAAGCAAGCAAGGTCACCGATACGCACCTTGGTAGGGTCTGCTTCAGCATCCTTTACCGATAGCCAGTTCTTTGTGCGCCTTGCCCAGTTACCATGATCTGGACAGTAAGCCGAGCGTGGCCAGTCTAGCGGGATTGTTAGCGCTAGGTCATGAGCGGCATTACGTAGCCGGTACACGACAAAGGCAGCACACCACGGGCTACCGGGTGGCACAGGTGGAACCGTAGACGCTTGATAAACTTCAACCGCCTTGCCGCGATTGTCCCCGGTCTCCTGAACACCAACATTATCTAGGGCTTCTTTGGCTGCGCGTAAAGCGATTGGTCGTAGCATGATATATTCCTTTTGTCGACTTTATCTCCCGACACGGTGGGCAGGCTAACTCCCAAGCTGTTTTCACAAACTGCCCACCACCCCTTCTTACTTTAGGCGAATGTCTCGCCATCATCCACACTAACTAGTTGCGTGATACCTGCCGCTGTGTCGTGGTAATAAAGGTACCAGTTACCAAGCCTCCAGCTAATAGCCGTTTGGTCGTTTTGCACCCCGCTGGCTACTACCGCAGATGATGCCGTGATGATGTTTCCTTGCGGATCATAGATAACCCTGTGGAGGTCGTTGCCTGTATGCCGGAAGCAAACGATACGCTTACCCATGGGGTTGATTCCCACGCTTACGTGTGTCCCTGCTGCACTCACTACGGTTGCCATTGATACGGTTGCTCCTTCGTTATCGGTGTAATACGAATCAATACCACCACCTGATTGTTTCTCTACCAAGATGTACAACCTGCCGGATGCGCTCGTAGGGTCGTAGGCAATGGCCACGCAGTCAACCTCGGTTATAGGTGTAGTCACCTCGACAAAGTTGGTAGCGTTCGGACCGTCAGCAAAGTGAAGTACTACGGTATGAGCTTCAACATTAGCATAGCAAAGTCGTTGGTTCGGGGCTACATCAACTGACAGACAACCACCTGCAGCCGTCAACGCTCTGAACCAAGACCTAAACCGGTGGCTAGTATGAAGTGGATCTATACCGATATTGTTAGTGCCTTGTACGGCATCATGGTTGCTTTCACCTAAGCCCCAAGGTGTTGACGTGTAATATCTCCCCTCGGCATCCAGCGTGTTATCGGTTCCACGGTTGGCGCTAGTTGATGTAAGTAAGAGGTCAACTGTACCGGTAATCTCAGGGTCTCCTGCATTGTCCAAGATGGCACCATGGGCAATACCCCTGAGCAAGGAACCACCCGCCAAGTACAAGCCTGCTTCGGTACCACCATTGATATCAAACGGGTCATTGAGATCCGGTGGAAAGTTGCCATTGATACGGTCAAAGAGCGTCTGGGCTACGATGGTTCCCTGTGCCAACTGATGCCCGTAAGCAAAGTCAGTACCGGTTGTAGCGTGTGGGGTGGCAAGGATACCTCCGCCCCTTAGCCAAGTGCTGTAGCCGGTAACGCCGTTGAGAAAACAATCCCTAAGCGGTGGTTGAGATGCAGAGCAAGTAGCACCAGCCGGGTAGGCTACAGAGTTTGTTGCCGCCCAGCCGGGATGCCGAACGATGCTGTTATCCGATGCATTGATCTGGTCGCATAGCTCGCTGATGGTTACCGGGTCGACGCTGTAAGTCGTAACCCCGGTAGCACCGCCGACCGTCATCTGCCACCACACGTCTGATTCTTCTTCAGTTCTACCATCCCTGTCTTGTTGCCAAAATCGTCTACCGTAGTAGTACGTGGTGGTGTCTACCTCTGCAACGATGGCAGGCGTGATGCGCTCAAACGCCGCCGTGAAAGTATCCGGTACATAGGTAGAATCGGTGTTGGTGTAGGTTAGCGTGGTTGTACCGATGTCAATAGATCCACTTGATACCCTCAATCGTTGACATGAAGTGATACCCCAGTAAGCCGAGTCTACAGACTCACTACCGGCAAAACTGCTCGATGCAGTATTTTTCCTTGGGTAAGGGTTGTCCTTGTCATCGGTTGCCGGTAACGCTCCAAGACTCCAAATGTCAGGGCTGCATAAGTCAAGGGTAACCGTGCTGTATGAGGTCGTAGGAGCCACAACCTGCCATCTTTTCGTGTTGCCGTGGTAATCAGTCAGTTCGATGTAGCCGGCTTGGTTGGTGCCGCTTTGTGCTTTTATTTGTATGGCAAGATACCGGTAGCCGCTGGTTCCTTGGTAAGGCGTGTATGTCCTGTCGTTCCCTGTGCCGGGGATAGAACGGTTGTTTGTCTCAGCGATAGCCCAACCGTTGAAGCGGAAGCCACGGAACAACACCCGGTTGTCGTTATCCGAATCACCGTTGGTTGTTAGTCCGGTGGTAGACAATGCAGCTGATATCCACTCTGGTACATCATTCAGTGATGTTGATAGGCTTGCGGTACCAACCACTGGATCTGTAAGGGTAGTGCTTGCGCTGTAGTCGTTGAAGGTATCCTGACCACCGTATGACCCGCCGGAGCTTAGAATCGTACGGGTGCCACCGTCATAACCGGTAACAAATACATTTAGGTTGTCGGGGTACGCACCCTCCCAAGCACGTATCCTGCCGACAATCGAGACAGCACGAGCAAGGCATACCGTGGTGCTGATGGTTCCAGAACCGGACTGATAGATTCCAAACGCATCAACCTCACCCTCTAGCGATAATGACCACTCAGTAGCAGACTGCATCCCCTTGGTTTGTGCGTGTGTGATATCCGGTACGGTGGTTCCGTTTATTTTGATGTTAGTGACACCAAAGTTGTGCGTCTGTGGCCCGGTACAGAATCCGGAAGCACTTAATGATGCTTTGTAATTTGCTGTTTGTCTTGTGGCGCTTACGGTATTTGTAGCCGTGACTGTTGACCCACCGACAGACAGACTACAGGCGGCGGTACTTCCAACCGTGCTACGTTCATACCAAGTGTAAGACGTAAGGCTTGGGAATCTAGTTGGTGCGACAGATGATGAAAACGATGCTTCGGCAACGTCCCAAAGTTTATCGGTTCCTACGCTTGCGCTGAATGAGCCAGCATACGTTGCCGATCCATAAGCAAAGTAAGCGGTAGATGTTCCTGATGCAATCGTTACCGTTGTTACTTGTGTGGCACCGTGGCCGTTGTTTACTGTAACAACCGCTTTTAGATCCCACCCCCAAGTTGTTGAGTTGATTCCGTAAGTTGTACCATCAACAGCTATTGAACCAGAAAAGCCTAAGTGATTACTGAATGTAAAGTCGGTGTACTTATCAAGGTACTGGTCTTCCCATGTTGGCGGTATCGCTATACCGATAGGGTTGATAAAAGTAATGGTCACGTCTTGCGTGTGATCCATTGCAAGCGTCGATGTACGGGTACCGTCAAGGTATGGCATTAGATTTTCTGCCCACGGTAAACGGCTTTGCGTACTGAGAATCCGGATGTCTGCTCGGTTACAAAGTCAATCGATGGGATGCCGATAATACGGTAATCACCCTTTGTTGTAGTACCGTCAGGTTCCATAATCCGAACAACATCACCAAGCCAAAGCGGGCGGTTGTTACTGCTCAAGACCAATAGATCCGACTCCCACTCAATCAATATTCTGCCCGTAGTCAACCGGCTGTAAAGGATGTCGCAAGCAGCATCAACCGCATCCTGTGTCGTAAGGGTTGGGTCTCTTAGTTGATACGGTACTGGGCGCCCACGCCAGTTGTAGGGTCTGCTTGCAGGTGCCGTACTTGCAGTCTCTGCAGCACCGTCTACCAGTGACTTTGTGATAAACAAGCCGGTTGCCGGGTCTTGCCCGACAACCTGCACCTGTGTTGCCTCTGGTGTTTCGTAGTGGCTTGACATAGCCCGTACAACCCGCTTAGGGCGTAGTACTTCAGTTACACCAGCGGTTGTTGCAGCTGCGATGCTTTGGTATAGCGTGATCGCTGGAGTGGTTGTAGCCAGTGCCGGGTCAATCCAGTAATACAAATATCCGGATGTAGTAGGCATCCAACCGGTGATGTAGTTAGCAGCATAATCGTTCTTGAGCTTGTCTATGTAACCACCGACCGTGTCGAAAAAGTCAGGAGCCAAGGCATACTGACCCTTAGAAATGTTAGGGCTGTAAGGCAAGTCAATAGATGGAAAGTCACCACCAAGGTAAGGTCCTGAGCCATCTGGATAACCTGCTATTTCGAGCAAGTCCAATAACGCACTGCTGAAAAGTAAACCATCGTAAGGGTAAGACTCCACGATGTAAGCGAGGTCAAAGTCACGGCTACGGTCTTGTCCGGCATAGACAAAGACCGACCAGTCCCTCGTCGTATCGCCTTGCTCGTATGTAATCTCTGGTGGTGTAAGGGTGCCACGGAATACGTCAATATATGTTGGTGAGACTGCGCCGTCGCTTAGGGCAATCCGGATTGGTCGGTCTGAAGTAATCTGCGGTTGGTCTACTCCCGCATCCGTGATGGGCTTCCTACGAGTTGTAAGTGAGCAAGTAGCCCTGCCGTCATCGTCTACGCTGATGCTTACCCGCTCAACATCGCAGGTGATGTCTACCGGATCATTGGCGGTTGAACCGGCAGCAGGTTGATACACCATGTCAACTTCATAGAATCCATACGTTGCCGCACCTGTTGCGCTTGTAAGGCTTACCTTTGCCCGTACGGACGTTATAACACCGTTAGGCGTGTATGCGGTTAGGTCATCCTTTACCACGCTGTAGGAAGCGGATGCCGTGCCGGTGCCTATCTGGTCGTAAGCAAAAGTATCAGTGAAGGTCGCACCGGTGGGAGGTGCATACCGTAACTTCTTCACCGGGCTGACGGCATAACCTGACGTAGCAAATTGCAGCTTTGCCAGCTGAACGGATGCTTGCCCAGCAGGTACCAACCAAGAGAACGCGGCGGCAGGTGTGATTGTATTACTCGTCAATGCAGACAGGTCACCAAAGACATGACTAAAAGCTAACCCGTTAGATGCAACCACGACAAGTTCACGCCGTCGGCAGGGAATCATCATAATACTGATGAACTGGGAGTTTACCGATGATAGAAAAGCAACATTAGCAGTTGGTGCTATGTTGGAATCATTCTTTTGATAACTACCAACTAGCACCCCAGACTTGTACACCTGTGCGCTTCCGTTAGCCCCAAACCAGACCTCTACAGAGCCAGCCGACCCGACACCCCACCCTGCCTTAAGAATCGTGCTATCGTCCGAATCCTTTAGTCCCGGTACATAGAGGGACAGATAGGCTGATTGGTTAGCACTCCATGCCGTGGTAAGCGTAGCCCGTTCAGTAACGTTCAATGACTGGAGGTAATAATCACCTGATGCTTTGATCTGCATCTGTTTCCACGATGCTGCCGTCGGTAAGGTGTAGTCGGTCTTTTGGAATCGGGCGTAGTTACCAGCAAAGGTTGTACGCCATGCAGCCGTAGTCGGTAGCGGGGCAAGCATCAAGGTTAGGGTAGTAGGGTCAAGCCAGACACCGCTACTCTTGGCTAAGTCCCATGTAGTGCCGTCAGCTGCAACAACCAACCGCCCTTTCTGTGGGCGTGGTTCTGGGCAGTCTACTTCGATCAATAAAGGCCAAGCGTTCGCCATCAGAACCTCTTCATAATTCCGGGCGTACCGTTGCGCCTTGCTTCATCACGGATAACAGATCGAACTGCTCGTTCCAACTCAGTACCGGCAGGTATCAAGCCACGGTTACCACCGCCCATGAAATCACCCATCCGGATACCACCACCACCACCTACAGCCATCTCTGCAGCCGTAACGCCCATCTGTCCAAGTTGCCCACCACCAAGCGTCTCACGGCGTAGGGTAAGAGCATCAGCCGCTGTTTTCGTATTGTCTGCAATCCTGCCAATGTTGTCAGCGATTGACGGTCCACCTAAACCACCACCGGTGCCTTGCGCACCACCGTAAATCATGCCACCCGGTAAACCTTGCGGACCAAGATTACCCATGATGGCTCTTTGATACTGGGCTGCAATCTCATTTGCGTTGGCTATCACACTTGGCAACATAAAGTTTCCAGCAGTTGGTGCAAACTTTGGCGGTGCTAGTGTTTGTGTCTCGATTGGTATTTTGCCGGTATTTGGTGGCGCAAGTAATCCTACGTTAGGTAACTCACCACCGGGTAGCTGAACCGTACCAAGTGTCAAGATGGCAATTGCCTGTTTTAGACCTGTAAGGATTGGCTGTATAAACTCAAGAAACGCAGTACCGAAATCTTTTACACCACTACTGAACGCGTCTATCAACTCGTTATACTTACCGGCTGCCCAGTTGAAGGCTTCACCGAAATAGTAAATCATCGATTCTTTTACGAACTCAAAAGCAACACCCATATCATGCACGGCAGCGTTCCAGAAGTTTGGAATCTGACCCATGTAAGCAAGGATGTTTGCGATTGCTCCAACCATCATCTGCTGAAAGTTTGCAACACCAGTACCGCTTAGAAACTTTGAGAACACATCCTGAATAACACCACTTTTGCCGATAGCAGTAAATACCTCACCGATTTGTTTTCCGATGTTAGTAATCAAATCAATAAGGCGCATGGTGCCACCTTCGGCACTACTGAATATGTCAAGGATTCCACGACCAATAGGTAAGAAGGCTTGCTCAAGCGCATCCTGTAGATTCTCAAACGTGGTCAAGGCAGAGGTGGTTGCCTTCGGTAGTTGCTCAAGCCCTGCAATAATTTTGCCGATGGCAACGTCTGCTGATAGTCCCATCTTTTGAATGGCTTCAGTGGATGCAGTACCAAAGGCTGAAACCAAGACCTGCCGGATCTGCGGAACCCGTTCGGCTATCTGGTTGATTTCTTCAGCTGAGATTGCGCCCTTGCTGGCTATCTGACCAAGGGCAAGGATGACCCCGTCCAGTTCTGATTTGCCTTTGCCAACCAATGCAAGCGCATTGCCAAAAGCCATCAATGCCCGTTCAGATGTTTGAGCAGATAACCCTGCGGCTTCAAGGTTAAGGACACCCGCACGAACCTCTGTAAGCCCCAATCCGGGGAGTTTGGCTATCTCCTTGAGTCTACCTAGTTGGGTTTGAAGTTCTTCTGCATTCTTCGCATATGCAGCCAAACCACGAACCTGCGAGTCATAAGCCATTGCAGCTTGTACCCCGGTTACTGAAGCAAAGGAGTTTTGTGCTATCTCGAATAGCCGGGTGGCATCTGCCGCAGTGCGGATTGCTTCTCCAACACTTTTAGCCGACTGGCCTACCCGGCTCAAAGCACGAACAGCAGCGGCTTCACCAACTACAGAAATCTTAGCCGTCAGTTCCGCTACTGTCATCGTTACCTGCCTCCAAACAATGCACCCAGCATTTCGACCTGTTGCTTCTCTATCTCTTGTCCGATCATAGCCACCTCGGCTATCTGGTCAAGGGTTAGGTCGGTCTCTGACGGGTGCCGGTTGAGATACTTCACGGTGTAGTAGGCAACCTGACCTGCTACACCTCTGAGTCGTTTTTTGCGTCTTTTACCCGTCCCTGTAGGTCATCTGTTGGATACCAAGAAATGAACTCACCAAGGATTCTAAAGAACGTCTGTTTACTGGTTCGTGCTAGATTGCCGAAAGCCCGGAGTGGTGATTCTTCGGAGCTGTCCGTAGGGTCTGCCACGTAGCAACGACCAAGTAGATAGATCTGGTACAGCATCGCTTCGGGAAACTCAGCGAATGCAACACGAAGAGAGCCGAGTTCCTTGGCATCCGGAAAGAGGTCTGCCGCTTTCGGTTCACGGAAGCGTAGCTCTGCGCCGTCACCAGCGACATCGGACAGGTCTACAGTAAGTAGACCTTTGTCCGTGTCCTTAGGTATTTGTTTTAGGGATTGTAGTGCCATGGCTTAGTGTACTACGACCAAGCGGTAGTCACGCCATTCGCTCCAAGGGTAATGGTTGCCGACTCAGTAAGCGCTTCCTCGTTAGCGATGTTGAGTCCAGTACCAGTTACAACGCCAACAAAGGTCTTAGCGGTAAGGGTTCCAGGCGTAACTACAATCTGGCAGTAGTAACCGTCTTTGCCAAAGAAGATAGGGTTTACAACGGAATCGACCAAGAACTCGACCTCAACGGATCCGTTAGCCTTGGTTACCTGTGCTTTGTTCTGAGCATCACAAAGTGCAGAGACATCAACGGTATTCACCGATGAGGAAAAGCGTACCGAGCGAGCGATACAGGTATAAGTTTCAGCGGTAAAGGCTGAGGGCGTGCCGTCTTGGTATCCACCGAAAGCAACCGTGACAACGCAGTTTTCCCCGATAAGCGCACTTGTTCTTGTAAAAGGCATAATTTACTCCTACTGTTGCGTGACGAATCGGTACACCGCTGTCACTCCAAAATCTGTACGACCACCACTTTCCAAGCCGAACGTTTGAGCAGTTGATTCCCGCCGCACATAGAACCTTGGCGTGGTGCTCGAAACGTGAATATTGTCAAGTAGTGTGTCAATGCGAGACATGATGGTAGCCGAGCTTGCCATCGATACCGCACCACTTGCAGTATCCCACACGGTGATTCTGTAGGTTGGATAGGTAAAAACCCGGCTACCGCACAGCGTGTCTTGGTCTTGCCCTGCGTTACCAGCACGGTCAAAGACCACATAAGGTGTAACCGGTTGCTTGCGTGATATCGGGTCTATCTGAGGTGCTATGGTGTTATAAATTGCCATCTGGAAACCGTTAGGCTTGTTATCAGGTGCAAGCAAACCCATCAAGGTAGCATCACCTGTCAGGGTGTCGTAGATCCACTGCTCAATCACCGCTGGTTCAAATGCCATCAGTTTCTACCCTTCAGGATAACTTTCACAGCAGCTTGAAAAGCCGGTGCTTCTTTTTCAACTGCCGGACGCAGGAACGGTCGAGCCGGTACGTGGTTGCCAGCCTTTGACATCCAACCAAGTTCCAGCGGTATTCCATACTTTGCATTCACGCGTACCTCGGCAGATGTCTTGCCGGTCATCTTGTTGTAAATGCTTCCAGCCAGAATACCGGTGTCGCTGTTAGGTGCAGTGCCTGGAGGGCTTGAATAGTGCGGATGCTCTTTACGTCCGGGATACTTTCTGTATTGCCCACTAGACATCTCAATGCTATCTTTTGCATTGCCTTCGATGTTAGCGGCAGCAGTTCCAACAGCAACGGAAAGTTGGCGTAGATTCTTTTGATAAGAATCTAGCCGTACTTTCTTCAGGCTTACCGACATCTTTATCACGGAGCAAGAACCTCAATCTCTAAAGGCCCAAAGCGCCGCACCGTGGTTGACACCGTGAAGGATATCGTTAGCCGGATGTCTGCCGCTGTGGCGTAAGCCGCAGGGTTGAGAACGCTAAGGATGCCTTGTGCGCTGTACTGCTTAGTCAAGGTAACCGATCCAGACGGAAAGGTATACGTCGAGCCGGTCTGGATGTTGGTGAAGGTAGCACCGAGAGTGCCGGTAGTAATGTCAACCGGGCTACCCAACTCATCCACCAACCGGACCACGTAACTGTGCCAATCACCGACCCACGCGCTGGCTTGTATGACCTGCTGAGGGTCTTCGGTCAAATCATAAATCAATGCCATTAGATGTCCCTCACATAGATGCGCAAAGGTCCGAATATCTGCGTATCAGATGCACCTGTTGTGCGTGTAATCGTTGCAGTGTAGGTTCCTGGCGTGTTCGTAACCGTGGTAGTCAGAGTAAACTGCGCCCGTCCATCAGCTGCATAAGTTGCCGTACAAGCAAGAGTGCTTACAAGCGTTGCACCTGAGTTGTAGATTTTAGCCGTTACCGTTGCGCTCGTGATATCAATCCCTGCGCCATTGTTGTCTACGCACTGGATGTCTACTCCGTGCTGTGCGCCCTTCTGAATGTCCAGCGGATCAGATGCCCCAAGACCATCAGCCTTGACCTCAAAAGGCCCCATGCGTACCAGAGCGGCAGATGTAACCGGGGTAACCAACTCGGCGTTCACGTACTGCCCAAACGTACCGGCTGTCGTGTGGTTTGCACGTAACTCTTGCCAGACGTTAGACGGAATATCACCTACCTCTGAATCGATGCCGTTGACTACGTTATTTGTTTCCATCATGACACCGCCAAAGTTAGTAGCGGTGTTGTACCCAGCGACAGTAGCATCCCACACCGCTGCGGCTGTCTGCGCTGCCGTCAAGCCACCAGATGAAAGCGTGACCGTCAGCACCGCGCCGTTCGTACCAGACGCACCACGCACCACGATAGTGACATCAGAAGCGCCAGCCGCAAAAGCGGCGTTAGGCACATCCAAACGATACACGCCCGGCACGAGGCTCGAGCTTATCTCAGCAAATCCACCAGATGACCACGCGCCTGTAGGTGTCTGCGTTACCAGCGTTATAGCCACCGGAGCGCTCTGGTTGCGGACGTAGTATGCCGCTAGACCAGAGGTGGCAAAGGTTAGCCCTGTAGCACCGAGGTAGAGTTCTACGCTTTGTGAGGTTGAGCCCGGAGCGATGGTGATTGCGGATGCGTTCCGCTCTGTTGGTTGGTAACCAGTCAAGGTTGAAAGATTACGGTATGTAACCGCTCCAGCATCCGGTGTAGCCCCTGTCCACGTCACACCAAACATATCGGTAGCAGGTGCGCCAGATGATACGCCGAATCCAGCGTTTACACTTCCAAATGTTGAACCATAAGCATAGACTGGAGGTAGACCAACGAGCGTGGTGTATCCTAAGTCCATCCCGTAGACACCAACAGCAGATGATGTTCCAGATGCCGTAACACCTGTGAGAGTAGCGTTAGGGTATCGATTATAAGTTTCCACCATTGAACCAGTTGTAGCCGTTTGCAAGAATCGACCGGCATTCAAATACATACAGTTTTTAACAGCAAATGGCGTTGTTATATTCCAACCATATTCATGCACTATTACACCAAATGTAGTCGACCCTCCGGTAAATGTACAGTTTGTAACAACACCACCGGTCGGGAAAGTTGTACCAGCGCCGGGGGATGTGTATATGGCCGCTGGATATACAATGTTATTAGGCACATTGAAAAAACAATCAGTCCACGTCATACCTGAATCATAAGTGGCGGTGTGTTTTGGAATAGTAAGGAAAAAACAAAATGCTGAATCAAAAATACATTTAGTACAACTTAGACCCAATGCTGTACCTGCCGCAGTTGTCATAGAGATTGTGGAACCGGTGGCTGTCGTTCCCCCAGTCGCTCGAATAGATTGCATGTAACATTTTTCAAATGTCCAGTTATTACATGTCGTTGCTTCTACAACACGAATCTGATTTTGAAAAAAGATATTAGACCAGTACAGGTTATTCTTACTTGTTGCAGTGATTACCGTTCCAAGTGACGTACTTAAAGTATCAGTACTAAAACCAGTTATGCGGACTTCACCAGCAGCTACACCAGAGAACTGTGAACCAGTTGGGTCACCGGTAATGTAAGTCGTAGCCGAGTAAGTACCACCAATGGTCACCGCCTCACGATACACGCCGGGAGCGATGTAGAGCGTGTCACCTGAACCTATACCGGTGGCTCCAAGAGCCTTCTGTATTGTCTGCCACGCTTGCCCTGATGTGGAGCCAAGGCCAGTATTTCCATTAGAGCCGTCTGTTCTGACGTAGTAAGTTGCCATCAGTTAGCCCCAACAATATCCTGTGCAATGAGGTACGACATCTGAAGGACGAACCCACGCTGTACCTCTTCGGTCTGCTGAAGCCACCACGTAAACAAAGACGTGCCATCAACACCGTATGTGCCGATTACGTTATTATCACTGTCGGTGATGTCACCAAAGATGAGCCAGTCAGTGGATGGTGCTGGTTCCTTAACGACCGAGAAGTTTACAAAGTTCATTTACCCACCTTCATCGCATTTGCTTGCACACCCTTAAACGGCATCGTAAGGAACGCCAGCACAGAAGAAACCGCAGCGGAGACACCAGCCGCTATCGCCTTCGAGCCGTAGAGTGCCAGCACTGCGCCGAGCTCGCTGAGGTCGTGTGCTTCGGATGTCCGGATGCCATCGCCGAAAACGCTCGTGAAAGCAGCTACGAAAGCCACGATCACAACGACCACCAACCTCTTGATTGAAATGCTGTTCATTGCTTCGCCTCCAACTTTGTAACCTGCGTTTTCAGTTCACCGGTTGCAGTTTCCAGTCTACCGATACGATGCCCGTGGTCTTTGATCGTTGCAGTGTCTACCGCTCCACGCTTGTCCATACGGTGGAGGAACTGAATGATGTAGACCAGTAACGAGATAACAGCACCTGAAACGCTGATGCCTATCGTAGTCCATTCCGATGCTGTCATGATGTACGCTCCACCAGCCCTACGTGCTGTACCAATAATTCAGTTTGTCCAAAGTCAGTCCCGATCACATCGTAATATCGGGCATCATCGCCTACGCGGTAAACCCTGTCCTGCGGCATCACGTCAGCACCGACAGCAACAATCAGCGTCCATTGTGCAGATGACTGGATGCCACCGCCTACGATTGATTCTGTGTCATTCTGGTTGGTTAGGCGGGCGTTGTACTCGGCAACCTTGCGCCATGTCTCAGTGACTCCACCACGGCCATCTTCGGTCAAGGTGAAGCGGTGAATCTCTACCCGGTCTTGGCACAAGTTGCGTACCATCCCGGCTTGTATGGTGGAGCGGAGAAGTGGGCTCATGCGAACACCATCGGTCTAAACTTGTCGGCCATCGTCAAGCAGTTCTGCATCAGTTGGGAAAGCTTGACATCTGAGGTGCCTTCTTTAGCATCGATGTCTGCCGCTACTCTGGATGCTTTGATCAGCCATGCTTGGCGGGTTGCTGTCCTGACATCGTAACGCTCTACATTGATCGGGCCTTGGTCTACCCACATCAAGGTAGGGTCTCCCGTGCCATCTTCCAGCGTGTAGCCTCTCACGTGGTAAGGAGAGTAGACCGGGTAATCGGGTTGTGTCGTGCCTGATGTTCCAGCCACCCGGCACTCGTAGACCCTCCCATTAGGCGTTGTAGGCACCACACGGTCACCTACTGCATAAGTGGTTGCCGCTGTCCAAGTGGAGAAGCGTGAGAAGGAATCCAAGATGGAACCGATGTCCGTAGTGGACATCTGCGGGTAACTTTGAGCGGACACAAATAAGGATACTTGTGCGATTGCCTCGGCTCTGGTCATCATGCCCTAAGTATCCCACATGGGGCATAGCCCGGATTGTCAAAAGGAAAAGCCCCCGGCACGTCTGCCGAGGGCTTGAGATAGAACCGCTAGGCTTATGTAGCTGCGGATGCTCCGACGATAAGGCTTCCCGGTACGCGGTTGGCTGCTGTTGCATCCACGTTACCAATGTCAAAAGCCTTGAACGCAAAGCGCTCCGTGGCCTTGAACGCGAGTGCGTCTTGGTTGAAGTAGTACTGGTCGGATACTTCGATGGTAACCGTACGACGATCGCCGAACGCTGTACCCATGCTCAGGTCACCAAGCAAGATATAAGGCGTGGTGGCTGCCAAGGTCTTAGCCATGTTCTGTACGAAAACGACTGGATATCCGTAAAGCATAGGCGTAGGACCGTATGCATTTTGGATGTCCATGATGGAGTTTCCGCCGAGTGCATCAAGCAAAGGAGCGATGGCGTTGTACCAAATCTCACGATGCATGAACCACTTAGCCTGTGCAGCATAGGTCGGGAGCTTTGCGACCATGCCCTTAAGGTTAGCCAACGTAGGTGAATACGTGATGGTCTGACCGGTTGTAAAGACCTGCAAAGAAGCAATGTTAGCCTTGGTGGCGTTGCTGCTATAAACAGCATAGAGGATGCCATCAAGACCAGATGTGCTATCGACTGCGTTGTTGAAAACAACACGGTCTTCTTCCTTCGCAAGGACATAAGCCATGTCACGGGCAAGGGTTGCACCAAAGTCAATGATCGAGTCTTCTGCCAGTTCCTTAGATACCTGAGTAAGGACAGATGGTTTCTTGGCTACAAGGTTGACCTGTGCAAATGTCAGGTCGGATGCCGTGATAGCGGTATTCTCCCCCGGATAGTACACAGTGGTCGATGCCGTTGCGTTAGGAACGTTCAATACATCAGAACTCATCGGGTAGATGCGGCAGTTCTGGCGAGCAACACCGAACTGCTCACGCAGGTAGATAAGGTCGGACGACAGTGGATCTGGAACGGTAAAACCACCAGCGGTTGTCGTGCCTTCAGACTGTGCCTTAAGGTTGGCTTTTACCCAGTCGGATGCTTTGCGGTTGCCCATGATCGAGCGTCCCCATTGACCCCATGCGTATGCTTTATAGTTCGCTTCGTCACGGGTACCAACGAATGGATTGCGTCCAATACCACCGGACTTCCAAGGCTGTTCTGCTGGTGCTTCCGTTGCTACTGGGTGGCCTTGTCCAAGTGCCTTGATTGTCTCAATGCGCTCTTCAATGCCCTTGGCTTCTGCCATCAGGCTTTTGACCTGTGCGAGGTCACCGTTACCGGAAGCGAGCTCACGGGCGGTAGCAAGCACAGATTCTTTCTGATTTTGCAATTGTGTAAGGTTCATAGTTGTTGTAACAACTCCAAGCGTGCCAGTATGTCGGCTCGCTCATCAATATCATGGGCTTTCGCCTCGACTACGATGACCGGGTTTACTTCTGGTTGGTCTGCATCCCGCAGAGATTCCCAACACTCAGGAGCAAGTCGCTTTGCAGCTGACCGGCTAAGACCGACTGCATCCCGCAGCCGACGTTCAACACCCCGCAGTGAAGCGGGTTGTACGCTCTTCATACCGTGCATGGCATATAGCCCTTTGGCACGTCGAGCAAATTCGTCAATGATGGCATCCGCCATGGTCTGATCTGATACCGCTTCGATGGCTCCACAAAGCGCATCGTAGTAGGCTTCTAGCCCTTCGTGGATAAGGTCACCTTCGGCATCATCGTATACCGACATTGCGTACTCTTCCGGGGACTGCTCAGGCATTGGAGCCATGACCATCTCTTCTTCTTCTATCATAGGCTCCATGCCGTAGTACTCCTTTAGGCTTTTGACGCTGTTACGATACTCGGCTGGTGTCGGTGTGATGCTTGCCTCAGCGATAGGCCACCGGGTGATTTCAGAAACATCACCCATGCTTTTCCGTTCTACCAAGTGTGCAGCTGCACCAGATGAAAAACCCATCTTGCCTTGCTTACATAACTTGGCAATCATCGAGCCGTACTCGTCGGCTAGATCTAACTGTGCCTCGTACCATAGCCCGGTGTCGTCCATCTTGATGTAGCCAGTACCGATGCTCTTCTTCCCAACCTGTGCATCCATGCCGTGGTGATAGTAAACGTTAAGCGGTACGCGCTTGCCTTCGCTCATTGGGAAACCGTAGTCGGTTGACTTAGTGAAATAATCACCCTCAAGGTCAGCCGTCTTGGTATCGCCAAAGCGCACCAGATAGCCCTTGACGTAACCAAGCCGGTCACTCTTGATATTGTCTACGGTAGAAGTCAGCACGTCCATGGTGTAAGTATCCCACACGGTCCTTTTATTCGAATGTCGTTAGATCCGGTTCGTATCCCTCTAGGTCTCTAAGCGGTAGAACCCTAGTGGTTGGTCCCCAGTCTGCATTCTGAACCACGGTTGCCATATCACTGAGCGGCAACCCTTCTGCGTAAAGTGCATAACGTGATTTGCCAAGTATTTGTTGAGCCTCGATAGCGGTTAGCCCACGCAAGATATCTTCACCGGTGACCGGCTTAGGTCGTGTATCAGGGATGCTACTATCCCCGGTAATCTCTGCCCATGACAAAGTTACCGGAATCATCACGCACCGACAGTTCGGATGGCTTGGCATAATCTCATCGGTGGTTGATAGCGTTCCGGACAGAGCCAAACACGCAAGGCAAACCCTGCTGTCCTGCGTTGCTTGGCGTCGGTATCCGGTAACCGCTGGGTTCTGCGTGTAGAGTTGTCGTTGTGCTTCACGGGCACTTCGGATCATCTCAGTACGTGCTATCGTCTCTGCTCGGTAGCGTCCAATGTCTGCCGCCTTACGTACCCGCCGTGCTACCGTACGTGGTCCTTCACCCAACGAGATACCCTGCACCAAAGCCATCTGCATGGCATCAGTGGTCACCTGCGGTATGGTCGCAAATAACTCACCCAAAGGGCTTCCATCACCCGCCATGCCGACAAAGGCTTGGAGCTGTTCGTCTGGTAGGTTTGTCCATGAACTTCCGAGGCTAACACCTGCCGGTTTACGACCTGCCGCCGCTTCAACCATGCCGACGCTCGCCTCATTCGCAAGGATTGCTGCTTCGAGTTGTCCATCTGCTGTAATGGTTGCCCCCTCGATACTAAACTTTTTGAGATTCCTACCTAACTCTTCTATGTTGTCTATGATGCGTTGACGCATCCAGAGTATGGTGTCGGACGGGTCTTCACCGTTATCTAGCCGTTCTTGGATACGATCCTCTAACGCTTCCAGCTCATCGATGCTTGCCTTGGTTGCCGCCTTGTATGCGCGTTGCATACGGCTGATGGCTACACCTTCACGCTCCAAAAGTTCATTACGAAACTTTTGACTGGCTGCATAGATACGAGCACTGTCCGTGTTTACTCTTTTGAGATGGTTTCCATCTCGTACCCGTAAAAAGGGTGAGACTTGTACACTACCCCCGGAGTGCAGCAATCGAGGCTCTTACCGTCAGGTTGCATAGCGTTACGTTTGGATGTAGACCAGCGGAACCCGGCATCACCGCCCCACAAGTCCCAAGCAACCCTACCGGGTGAAGGGAAGCCATCTTCACCAGCGTTGAAGCCTTCCGCCTTCTTGTCTACCTCATGACGTGAAAAGAAACTGTACATCCGGAGGATAGTATCCTCGCTCAGTTTCTCACCATTCACAATCTGGTTAGCCCTTGCAAGGCCTACGCGCGTGCCGCCATCAAAGCCTTCTGCTTTCCAGTCAAGCGCCCGTTGTGCTGCTGTACGCATTGCTTCGGTTGGTCGGAACTTTACATCGTAAGACCGAACGGCTGCACCTTCAAAGCCACCGCCGCTTTGTACGGGTATAGCCGTTGGGTGTAGCTGCCCTTCGTCTTCGGGCACGGCTTCTAACCCTGCTATGCGCTTGGCTTCAGCACGATCAATAATGCCAGCCTTGTACAGCCGTTCTGCACGTTCCGCTTCAGCTGCAAGGTCATCAGCCAACGCCCGTACGGTTTCAAGGTCGTACTGAATGAAGTCACCCTCTTGGGTTTCTGGATACTCCGGCAGCAGGTCAGCAGTGATTGCATCGGCAAGGGTGCGGAGCAGAGGAACCATGCCATCTTCCCATGCCGCTTGTTGCGCCCTCTCATAATTACTGTAAGTAGACCGCTCTAGGCCGCTTCCAAGGCCTAAGACCATAGGGTTGATGCCAAGGGCGGAACAGATACGCTCCTCAGGTACACGCCTAACGGAATCCAAAGCAAGCTCGGACGGTGTAAGACTAACACGGTCAAGTTTGTACGCACCGGTCATAACCACGATGCCACCTGAACCGTCCCCGGTAAGGTCTTCGTGCAGTTGTCTTTTGACCTGCCGGGCATCATCGATGCTAATGTCTACGGTCTGGTCTTTTGCATCAGGCCCGACAATAAGCGATGGCATAGCACCGTTAGCCAGCAAGCCGTAAGCGGTTGTGCTGGCTGTATTGTCGGTAGCAATCTCACGTAGTACAGCCATGACTGGAGACCTACCCAAGCGGATATCTTGCGGGTCCCGGTTGTACCTTATGTGGATGATGTCTGAAACGGGAATGTCAAAAGAACGACCATCAGTGGTGTAGACGTAATGGGTTAGCGGGTTCGTACCATTACCAACCGGGCGAACCATGTCCTGCGGCAAGAACTGTAAAGCCGTGACTACACCACGGGTCGTAGATCGAATCTTTCTCAGGTACGTGTTGCCAAACAATTTATAATCTTGAATGACCCAGCCCCAAAATAGAGACCCCATAATCATTGGGTCTGGTTGAGCCATGAGCTTGATAACTGGATGGTCTTCTACCGGCTCTGCTTGCTGGCTGTCTACCGGTCTGTAGTACTTTGGTGTGGCTTGTGGGTAGTTCCTTACGTACCAATCAATGGCAGATGCAACAACCCCATTCAGCCCAAGGTCACCGGCTATGCGTGACCAGTCTTTTGTTGAGCCGGGTAACGCACGACGTAGCAATGTCTGCAGCTGACCTGAGCCGTACCCGGTAAGGTAGATGTCCCGTGACTGACTCAATGGCAGCGGGAGTGCTTGTGTCGGGTTGGCTGCGGCTTTGCGTCCGAGGAATCGATCAAATATACCCATGCCCTAGTATCCCACAGAAACAAAAAAGCCCCCTTGCGGGGGCCTGTAGGTTTTTATGCTTAAAGTGCTGCAATGATTTCACGGGCCATCTTTGCCCACTCAGCATCTAGTGTAGTTACTACTTCGCCGGTAATAACATTTACATAAAGAAATGCATTAATGATGCGTCCAGCCTTCGAGTTGCTGATTCGCTCGCCGTTCAATGTGACGTTACGCAATGAGCCGGTTTTGTAGCATTCAACTTCAAGACCAAGAATGTGTTGAGGTTTGAAGTAAACTCGGTGATTCGTTCCACCCGTCCACTCCTTGCCGCCTGCCTCAACCAACCGTGTAATAAGTTCCATTGTTCTATCTCCTTGCTTGATGTCTATAATATACACTGTTAGTATATATACTGGAAGAATATAAGTAAAATAAAAGCCCTTTTGCAAGGGCCTGTGACGGTTCCTGTGTTTAGTCTCTGGTGATGTACTGAGTATCTACATCAAGTCCGAGTGCGTGATACTTAGCGATGATGGCTTTCGATTCTTCGTTGAGTCCACCAGCAACGTTGGACTGAAAGCCTACACTGCTTGTGTAGATATAGCGGCGGTAGCTGTTGCGGCCGTACTGAGCATAACCATCAAATACTGAGTTGATGTCTGCGGCATCGATGCCGGCTTTCTTAAGGTCTGTCTTGCGTGTGCTTGAAACCTTAATAACGTAAAAGTCGAAGTAATTTTCCATTGTTCTATCTCCCTGCTCGATGTAGATAATATACACCGTTAGTGTATATATTGGAAGAATATAGGAAATATATTTTAAACGGCACCCCAGCCTTTGCGTTGTCCGATCACTTGCCAAGCGTACGCCATTGCGTCTACAACGTCATCATGCCTGCCAACTGGGAATGATAACAGTTCATCTTGCCAATACGGTGGCAACTGTTCAGCGTGTACAACTTGCCCTTGCTCGTACCGGGCTTCCAGTGGTCCAAAGCGGGTTACTTTGTCACGGTCTGGACGTATTCCCCGGATAGGCAGTTTTGTCCGCCTCATCAGCTCCTGCACGACAGCGGCTTGGTATTGCACCTGCTCAATGCCAATCATCGTAGGTTTCCACTTTTCAGCCATCATCTCGATGAATCGCAATACGGAAGCAAAGTCAGCACGGGTACGGTTGACATCAAGAACGTATATCGTCCCATCTTCACCACGAGATAAAGCAACCACGGCTGTGTAGTCTGCTTCTGCCTTGGTACTGATGGCAAGGTCAACACCAAGGTAGACGGGCAAACCTTCAGGCGCATCACCAAAGCGTAGCCATTCCCGCTTGATCCGAGCGCCGCTTGCATCAACGAACTCTGCTAAGTACTCTTGTCGGAAGGCTATGCTAGGCAAGGATTCACCAGCCTTTTCTACCTCAGCTGCATCTATCCAAGGGTTCGCCGTGGTTGGCATCTGCCAGCTCATCCAGTCTGGATCTAAAGCAGCCATGGAGTGCAGGGTTTTGAAGTAGTTACTACCCTTTGGAGTGCTCAAAAAGAAAGCATCTCCTCGGTAGTCGGTAAGAGTTGGGCGGATGGCTTCGGTCCACGCTTGTTCTAAGTGCCTGGCCATTGCCGCTTCATCAATGATAACCCGTTTATATTTCCGTCCACGGGCTACCGTGCTTGGATCGTCAAGTGTCCAATAGTCAATAGCCGCACCGGTAATCAGTTCAATGCGTGGTGCAGGTGTTTGCACAGCTCGCCTGATGACAGGAGCATATATCCTCTTATGGTCGTTGTACGCCTCTTCTAGGAGCCTGTAGGTTGGTGCAAACCAAGCACACGGCAGTCCGTTGGTTAGCACTGGTTCACTAAGCAAGTTACCGCCAAGCGTTGTCTTGCCGAACCTACGACCACAGGCAAGAACATTGAATCGCTTTGCTTCCCTTAGAATCACCTGCTGGGCTTCGTGTGGCTTTGGAAGCACCAGCCTTATATCAGCCATTAGGTTTGTCTGCGTACTCTACAATTACTTTTACCGGTAAACCGTCTGCGCCGGTCTGCTCTATTCTTGATGACCAGTCGGCTTTGTGCTTGCGCTCAAGCCACCACGCCGCCGCCTGCCAAGTTGTGTCAGCTGCTTTTTGAATGATAGCAACGTTCCGAACCTCGGCATCCGCTTCTGCTTTTTTTATAGCGTCCGCAAATTCCGACTTGTCTCGCAGCCAGTTAGCAAAAGTATCTTCTGAAATAGCCGCATAAGAGCATGAAGCACGGCGGGTGTTTCCAGCCCTTAGTGCTTGCGTAATGCGCGTTATCGTTTCATCGTTGTATTTTGATGGTTTACCCGGCATTATTAGCCTCCAGTTTGTCCAACCATTGCCACTGGATCTGCTCAGCAATACGAGCGGTCATAACCGGAGGAACCGACATCCCGATTACATACTTTGGATCGGCATCCATGAAGTCATAATCTTGTGGATAACTGCCACAACACTTAAGTTCTCTCACACTTAAAAATCGTTTTTTTGTTGGGACAACCATGGCTCCACCTGATGAAGCAACAATTGTATTACAAACATCTGTGTCACGAACAAATACTGAATTGAATCCTGTTGGCTTTCCAACTAATCTAAGATTTACATCGCCATATGTTTTGTCAGTTGCAATGTAGTTATCCCAAATCCTTTTATCTCTTTCAGTTGGTTTTTTACATTGCCCATCACCTTCCCTTCGTATTTGACCAAAGGTTATAGGCTTGTCATCAAAGTTACACTTGAGCGGTTGAAGTTTCAAATCAGAACGCCGAGCAATGAAAAAAGAACGTTGCCGTTTCTGCGGAACTCCCATTGATGCTGCATTGAAAAGGAATACCTGGAGGTCGTATCCGGCATCATTGAAAGCCGTTTGTATCTCTTTCACGTATCCTTTAGCTGCTCCTTTGAGTAGTCCGCTGACATTCTCAGCGACTGCAACCTTAGGCTGCAATCGCTTCACAAGAGCTATGTATTCAAAGAATAAATCATCAAGCCGTTGTTTTGCTTGACCTTCCCGAAATTGTTTTTCTTTGCCCCAATCTTTTTCCCGATTACCTGCCGTGCTGAATGATGAGCATGGAGGCGAACCATCAAGGATGTCAAGATTGAATAGTTCAACGGGCAAATCTTCACGCTTACGGAATACCCGGATATCTTCCAAGTACACCATCTTAGGCTTGTGATTTTGTTTGTAAATGCGCGCCATCTGCGGATCAATCTCACAGATACCAAGCATTTCAAACCCGGCTAACTTGTAACCCATTGTAGATCCACCGCCACAGGCAAAAGTGCTAAACACTTTGTAGCCGTTGCGGGGCATGATGTAGCCATCTGCTAGATTCCATTCATACGGGTATTTCATTGTTCGAACTCAAAGCCACAACGAGGGCAAGCAACAGCATCATCAGAAAGTAATGTGTCTGGATCTATTTCTTTGTTCGTTGCTTCGTAATCGTCAACAGGTCCAGTGAGTGAGCCAATCAAAGCATCAAGGTCAGCAGCGCCATACCCTGTACCTTCAAGGCCTATCGGCGTATTTGCAAGCTCGGCAAGGATGTCGGTAATCTTGGTTGTGTCATCTTGCCCGATACGGGTAGTGCGGTTGTCAACAACAAGAATCCGCAGCTCTTCCTCTGGAGTAACATCAACCCATTGAACAGGTACGGTTTCCCAGCCTAGAGCCTTTGCAGCCATGACCCTATGATTTCCCGCTAGGATATGCTTAGTCCCCGTGTTGACCACTACAGAGCCATACCAGCCATTGACTGCTAAGCTCTTCTTGATGGCTTCCACATCGCCGTTGTTAGCGTTACGTGGATGGTGCTTGAGCAGGTTTATTGCAACCTGCTCAATGGTTTTATTGATTATTCTACTCATCTAGATTCTTCCTTAGCTCCGCACTAGTAGCCCAGAGCATAGCAGCGCGCAGTTTATCCTTACTCATACCCTGAGCCTTAGCCCGTTTCTTTACATCAGCATACAGCCAGCGTGTATAGAGTTCGTTGTATACCGCCAAGCATCCAGCGCCCACCAAAGCACCAATAGCAAAAGGTATCATTTGGCAACCTCCCCGGTTCGCGGATCAAGTACAACGATGGCCCAGTCGTTAGCAAACAGGTCACCAGGGGACAGGCTCAGTTCTTCAAGTTGCGTTACCCGTTTCTGTGGCCCGTGAAGTTCAAAGATATTCCACACTTCGGAGTACCGCAAGAATACGGCTCCTCCCCACTCACCGCGCCATACGGCATTACCGCCACCAGCCATCAAGGCTTGAATCACTTCTCCGAATCTCATCCTATTACTCCCATTGTGATCGGCAGGTGTTCAGCCATCAAGGCTTTTATGCTGTCAGCAATCTGTCTATGCTCTACTTGCGTATCTTCCTGCGTCCTGAGCTGCACGTAGTGAATCCAAGACCGTATCGTGCCACTCATGTACAAAGTGGTCGGAGTGCAAAGCGGTAGTACCATTCTTGCAGTCTCCGCAGCGATACCGGCCTTGATTAGTTTGTTGTATGTCCAGTAGCCACGGGATACGGAGAGCCCAGCATCAAAGATGACTCCTTGCATCTCGGCATCCAACTCTTTCCATTCTGGCAACGGTTGTGAGCTTTGCCGGTTAGTTGTACCAGCAAGCCGCATCTGCCCCAGAATGGGGTAATCGTGAACCTCTGCGTACCGTTGGGAAAACTCTTGGAAAGAGAAACTTCGATGCCGCAGAATCTGCGGTGCGATAGCACGGGTGGTTTTGATTTCCACGCACATCGATGCCATCTCAAAGATTGACCAGTGACCGTGCTTGATGCAGTAAGAGAGCAACCGGGCCACGTCTGGGTTGTCTTGGTTGGCGGGATTGCTGACCCTTGCGCAGTATCCGATGACCTGCTCCGCTTCCGGTGTAATCCAGATAAGTTTTGTCATCCGTTGTATATCTCCCAGTCGAAAGCCAAGACATCAGCGGATCCGAAAGACGCCACCCGGCTGTAGTGCCGGTTACCAGCGCCATCAATCAGATAAAGGCATATCTTGCCATCGACCAGTTGAAGGAACCACTGGGCAGCGTGGCGGCGTACCGTCATGCCAGCCCGCAAGCGTTCCAAGGCTGAAGGAAAGCCACCGCCAGAGAGGTTCATCCGCTGGGCTTCAATGCTCTTTAGCTGTTCTTCGGTCCGTTCTTTTAGCCACCGGTTGACGGTGGTGTGCTGGAATCCTACAGCCCTTGCCGCTTCGTGGCATTTCATGCCTTCAGCCACCAAGGTTTCATACCGCTCTAAAAGATACTGCCGCTTTGCGCGGTTAGCAATCACCGATTCACTTGGTCTACCTACCATTATTTATCTCCTCGGCTTCCTTGGCTACACGATCAGCAAATGCAACGTCCTTGGTGGCTGTATAAGCCATATACCAGAGTGCCTTGATGCTGTCATCGGTAGGGCTACCTTTGTGCGGGACCCGCTGTAAGTACTTGACAACGTTCCCAGCTGCAAAGTCTAACCCCCAGTCGTCGATGACGCTGAGGGCCTGAATCTTTGTAGTCCGGTAATGACCGGTCATACGGCTACATCTTCGGTTTTCTTGTGCATCATCCGGTCGATGTTGTAGGACACAGCCCAGATGTCAGCGATGACATCCGCTACCTTCAGGTAGCCAACCCAGTAAGGATTCTGGATGCACTCACCAAACCAAGAGTTGCAGTCAAAGATGCCGGTATCATCACCCGACATAGCAACCATAAGGTGCAAGTCACCCTTGGTCATGTGGATTTCGGAATGATCGGAACTAACCTGAATCTGCAATGGGCAATCGATCACATTGAACGCTTCACCCCGGTTGATGGTCTGCTGTGCCAAGTCTGTAATGACTTCGGCTAAAGTCTTTTCTGTTACTGTCATTTTTTATCTCCCAAAGTTGGGAGGGATTCTAGCCCCTCCCGATTACAAGTTACCCGTTTTTACTCGCCTTCAAACGGATCTACAATGTCATCAACCGGTACGGCTTTTCGTAATGGCTTTGTAGCTGCAACCTTTACCGGCTTTACAGTTTCGATAATGTTGGTCATCTCACCGTTCATTTTCTGCCGGGTGCCTACCACTACTTGCCATGACTTGGCTTTGAGCGCTTCGATGTCAAGCTCGGCAAATTGTTGGTTGGTCATGCGTCCAACCATGCCATCGAGCAAGATTGTCAATTTAGCCTTTTCGTTGCCGTAGTAGGTCTTGGTGTATGCCATGAAGCGGAACGGCTGGCCATCATCATCACCAACCTCGGTTGATTCAAACACCCACTTAAAGTTGGGTTCGAGTACGTTAGGGTCATCAAAGCTTTTGCCCTGTACCGCTTCGCAATCGATCAAAGCACAGATGTAGATACCCTGCTCGGCTACACTGTACTTCTTGCCGCCACCTTCCGAGAACTTCCCGTGTTGTGCAAAAAATCCCATATCGTCTCCTTGGGCTACCGCCCGGTCATTGGCCCTATTGCCAGTTCAATATATACCATACCGGTATAAAGTGCCAAACATTATTTATGACGTGTACGCATAAACCAATCGGGGCACAAACTACCATTACGGATTACATGGTCGTTTGGAACAATGATAAAACCTTCATCAATCAACCCATTATCTGCTTTACAAAATGGATTTGATCCGTGAGATTTACACCAAGTGTAGCGTAACAGAATGTTTTCATTTTCTTGGATGAGATACGTACCGAGCCCATCATAGCGCCGAGGAATAACACGACCACCCGCAGCTAGCCACGCTTTTACCAAGTTGAACTCATGCGCCCATCGTTTGAAGTGTTTCTTGTTTTCACGTTGATACCGTCCATATGCTGCATCCAACGTCTCTGCAATGATTTCCATTTTTCTTCTATTCTTTCTTGGCAATACCTGTACCGGCGCCTTTGCGCCGGGTACACGGTTTGCCCTTTCGTTCCCCATACCAGCCCTCCCTTCGGGCTGGGGGGGTAGGTTCTAGGAAGGGGGGGTATTTCAAAAGTGTATCTATAAATATACTTAAGGGGATACAGTTTTTCGATACACTTTTTACCGCTTGTAATACCGCTTGCTACGGCACTCAATCAGCTGTAATTCCATTGCCTCATCAATGGTTTCCCAAACCAGATTTCTATTCTTCTTCAGCCCATCACAGATACCACTTTTGGTCTTGCCGGGGTTGTCTGCCACATACTGAGCAACCCGATCTAATACCTCCGTTTCACTTCCAGCCGTTGTGATTTGCTGTAGTGCTATCTGCCCCGGTTCATCGGTGTTGAGCCTGTACACAAAGTGGACCCAGTCATCCTCCCCAATGTGCCTGTGTTTGACCGTACGCACGTCATACGTCTTGGCTTCGATGTCGTGGTTGATAGACAACACCATGTCGGCCTGTGCAGCCAAATCAGAGGCCCCACGCATGGTGTCCTGAGTGATAGCCGTTCCCGGTGCTAATTTTTTATTATGGTGAAGAATCACAACCGCAGCCCCTGCATCAATCAGTTCTTGAAACCGGTCATAGAGTTTGGCAACCGCGCCATTGTCGTTTTCATCCATGCCATGCACACGAACAAAAGTATCAACAACCACTAGCTGGATGTCATTATCTTTGATGTACTTCACGAGCGCGTCAACGTGGTACCGCTTGTCTACCTTGGTATTCTTTTTTTGGATGATATGAAGGTTTGGCAGGTCGGTGTTGTGCATCATGCAGAACCGCCCCCAGAACTGCTTTAGGTTTATTTCCTCATTGATGTACAGCACCTTAGCCGGGGTTGTCTCAATGAAGTTGCACCATGGTCTACCTGAAGCGCAAGCAATCGCAAGGTCAATACCAAGCCACGATTTACCTGATCCGGATGCGGCAGCAATAAAGTGTAGCCCTTTGTGGATAACCATATTCTCAGCTATCCATTCTTGCTCTGGGCAGTTTTGCCCCTCTTCCTTGAAGCGCCACCAGTTCCAAATCTCAAGCTCGACTTCCGGTACAACCTTCACCGCCAACTCTTCCCGTAGCATGGCAGGGGTTAACGGTGGTAGGTCGGAATCTTTCCAGTCTGCCCACGCCCTAGCAACCTTTTCGGTTACCTCGTGTTCTTCCATTGGCGGATCACAATAGGTGCGGTTCCAATCCAAGATGCCAGAAAGTGCAAAATTGATATGTAGCCGTGTGCTCCTGTAGTACCCCACGCAAGCCGTTAGAGCATTGTCCCGCCCACCGTAAGGGCCGCCCCCTTCAGGGTGCCGTTGTAATAACTTCTTTAGCGTTCCATCATCGGAATCACTGCCGGTGTACTCGCCACGCTCTGCCCGTGGCTTACGCTTTGGAGTAGCGTCCAGCTCATCAAACCATTCATCACCCAAAGTAATACCTCATTATCTCCGGCAGGTCTGCTCGGACGATATCTAATCTATATCTCCATCGCTCGTCAGCTTCAAACACCTGACACGCTTCCAATGCTTCGATGAAGAACACATCTAGCGAGTCGGTTATCCTACCGCTTGCGTGATGTATACGTGGCTCTGACTTGCCAAGTTGTCCCTGTAGTGCGGAAGCCAACAAAGCATCTAAACGTTGATCACCGAGGTGTCGAACCAACAATGATTCCTTGTACGTTGGCCGCATCAAGCCACCCTTCAGTAATACGACTGGCTTCGGGTTGCTTTGATCTTTCCAATTTAGCGTGCCGGGGATACGTAGGATGCGATCAAGGTTAGATACATTATCAGTACCGGGTAAAACCTTGTCTGCAAAGTCTCGTATGCGACCTTCCATTGCTGAACGTTCTCGTGTTGATCCGCAAGCCTTTGAGGAAGATAGAACCTTGTAGCCATGCCAACCATTGCCCGTATGAACCACGATGTCGCAGCCGTCGAGTAAACCTTGACTACTGCCGGGTACTTTAGAATCAAGGTCAATCCAAACTGCACCTACCTGCTCTATAGAATCCTTGCCCAGCTTACGTCCCGGTCCTTCAGGTGCAGCACGGGGACATACCCCGCAGTAGACATCGTAACCACGAATGGCTAGGCTGATGATGTGTTGGGTTAGCGCTTGACCTTCTTCACCTCGCAGACAATAAGGCAGTCTGTAAGTGGTTCGGTTAGCGTGGGGCTTGACCTTAGATAAAGGTCTGATTTCAATGAACCCGTCTTGATAGGGTTTGAATAGATGCCGCAGGAAGGCGATCGCCATCCCGGCATCCGTGGCTGGTATAGCCATGGGTGTAACCTGTTGTCCTTAGAGATACCTGCTACTGGTAACCCTTCGGTAGCTACTCCGAAGGGTGGACAAGGTCCATAACCAGAAGGACAGGTTCAGCAACATTATACATCGAAAGTAAAACCCACGTAATCGGCTATCAACTTGGCTGCATCTGTCCACGAATATGCAATCCGGAAGGTGTAGCCATACGGCATCAAGGCATCTCTAAAAGCCACTTGCCCCGGTGTCAGCCTACCTTTTCCAGCCTTCATCTCGATGTAAAGCCCGGGCGCCGGGCAAGGTAGAAAGATGTCCCAAACACCCGGTTTGACACCCATGGCTTTGAACTTTGCAGCTGAACGAGGGTCACGATAGCCACCGTTAGGGCAATGGTAGATACTTGCAAGCTCAGGATGTTTTGACTGCATCAGACGTACCCAAGTAATCAAGGCTATCTGCTCGCGGTCTTCAAGATGTTTCATATATGGTTCTCATTTCGGCTAGTGCTTTGTAGATGCGCTCTTTGACCACTGATGGCGGTATACGGTATCGACTGGCTACCATGTGAATGCTTTGCGGTACACGTCCATCAAGCCCAAGGTGCAGGGCTATCATCTGCCGGGTCTCATCATCCAGTACGCCTAACGCTGTCATCAGGGTACCGTCTTCAGCTTCAGAAAAATACTCATCCTCGGCAGATGCTGTAGATCCAAAGATAGCAGTATCACCAAGTACCAGTTGAGAACCCTGTACCGGGGTCTCAATAGATACCGGCTCGATGCCTGATGCCGTGCGGCATATCTCGATGGTTTCAATGGTCATACCAGAGCGTTCTGATAACTCGTCATCGGTCGGTGGTCTGCGCAGCTCCATTTCCAAGATGACGTAGAACCGTTTGAGTTTGTGCCACTTGACCAGTGCGTGTTCGGCTATCCGGATGGTTCGGTATTGGTTAGATTGATATCGTCTAAGTTTCTGATATAGCCAAGGGTGAGCATAGGTTGAGAAACGTAAGCCACGCTCAGGCTCCCACTTTTCGATGGCACGAATCAAGCCCTCAACGCAGTACTGGCAAGCATCCGTGAAGTGTTCTTTGTGTTTGATAACCTTACAGACTTCACGAACGAAAGCAAAGTTATGGCGGATCATAGCGTCAAAGCAATTATCTTTATAAATGCCATTCGACCAGCCGTAGTGCAGTAAGACCATCTCATCATGAGATAACAAACGCTCCGGCGCCTTATGTAAAGCCCGGAGCGTCTGTCGAATAGTACTTGGTCTGGGTATCAACGAACCCCCTGCGCTCGTAGCAGTGCTGGCTTGGTTTCCCACTCGTATCGTAAAGCGTCCTTAGCTGCAGCAATCATGCCAAGCAAAAGCAGGACACTTACCGCACAAATAACACCTGCCCGAATAGAATCTCTTACCGCACGGTTACGGCTCAGGTAGGCTGTCCTGTGGGATTCCAAGGCATAAGCCTTCTCACGAGCCTGCCGGGTTTGCTCCTGCTGGTCTTGCCACTCTGCCATCCGGCAAGCCATACAAATCGAATCATTATCCATAACATCATGCGCACAGTCGTTGCATCGTTGCATCGTCTTTTCTCCCTAACCTTAGTTGTCAAACGTCTCTGTTTCTACAGTCGGCTTGATCCGACTCTTACGGCGAATAGTCAAGAGCCTTGCCAAGTCTTCTTCCGCCATGTCCATGGCTTCAGCGAGCTTGGTGAGGTTGCTTGCCTGTGGTGTCTTTTTACCAGCCATCCAGTCGGATACTTGCGGCTGGGTTGCACCAATGCGTCTTGCCAGCTCCT